GGGCGAGCTGCACCGGGTCCGGAGTGCCCGGGCGGCAGGGACTCGTCAGGGGAGAAAGGTCGCGGCGCCGGCCCGCTGCAGGGCGTTCTCGTACGACAGCGGGGACGTGTAAGCGTCCGCGGTCAGGACGGGATCGGTTCCGATCCCGGTCTGGTGGCCCGGGCCGGTCTCCCCCTCGGCCAGCGTCGGGCCGTCACCATGCGGCTCGACGATCTCGCCGGCGTTCTGTTCGAGGTAGTTCGCGAGGTCGCCCTCAACGATCTGGCCAGCTTCGAGGTCGTGGAACGTGCAGGACGGAGAATGGTAGATGCGCGCGTCGCGCTTCACACGAACGGCCACGATGGGCCTCCTTCAAGGATGCAAGACGAAAGTGCGGACCCTGGCTCGCCGGACCAGGGAGAAACGGCGAGCCAGGGGGCTGAGATGACGCCCTACGCGTGACGGATCAGGACGGCTCGCTTGTAGAGCGAGGTGTCGCCCGAGGCGTTCAGCAGGTCCGTCGGGACGCCGAAGCCACCCACAGTGGTCCACGATGTCGAGACCTGCTGCTGCAGACGGTCCTGCGGCGGGCGCACGATCAGGGCCACCTCCACGCCGGGGGACGGCTGCACCATGCTGATGCTCGGCACGGACTCGACGCCCGTACCGCGCAGCAGCTCCGCGAGGCCCTGCAGCGGCGACCAGACCAGCGCGCCGCCACCGACCATCAGGCAGTTGTTCACGGGCAGCGTCCCGCCCGAGCCGCCCAGCGTCATCGGGGTCTCGTTGTTCACGACGAAATCGATGCCGTTGACCCGGCCGAAAGACCGCTCACGCCAGACCGGGGACTCGGCCAGGCCCTGCGTTGCCTGCTTCCAGTCCGGGTCGAGCCACAGCTCATTGATGGTGTCCTCGGTGACGAAGGCGGTGTAGCCACCGTTGATCCGGGGGACGTTCATCTTCGCGAGCCTGGTCGCAGCGGCCCGGAACAGGGTCAGGGTCGCGATGTTGTTCGCGCCCAGGTCGTAGGCGTTCGTGCCCGTGGGCTGAACGACCTGAGGGGCGTTCGCGGCGATCACGGCCTGGCCGTTCGTCACAGTCACCGACGTGCCGAGAGTCAGAGTGCCCGGTCCCGACGCGGTGGACGTGCCGGTGACGGTGTTTGCGACGCCGTTCACCGTGACGGTCAGCGGGTTGCCCGCGCTGACCGCGGTCAGCCGGCCGTTCACCGAAGTGAAGCCGAAGCCTGGGTGTTGGCGACGGCGATGGTGGTCGACGTAGCGCCCGCCGTCACGTGAGTGCGTCCACCGGAGTACGGTGCCCACAGCGCGTTCCGGGCGGCCTGCGACATCGACTGCGCCGCGTGCACACCGAGCTGCTCGACGTCCTCGACATACTTGGAGCCCAGCGCGACCGCCGAGGCCAGCATGTTCGTGTCGATCGAGCGGCCCCACTGATCCAGGGTCGCGGTCCACTGCTCGAGGCTGTACGACGCGGCGGTGACGTCCGACCCGGGGGTGATCGGCGTCGGCGTCGGCGTCATCAGACCCTTACGGGTCCAGATCTTCTCGTCGCCGATGTTCCCGACCCACGGCTCAGTGTCCGCGATCGTCGGGAAGATCCACTCAGGGTCAGTGCGTCACGGAAAACACGCTGCAGCAGCCCCTTCTGAACGATGCCCTGGATCGCGGCAGGCAGGGCCGACGCGATGTCGTGCGCGTTCAGGCGCATCTGCACCTTGCCGTCGCGCGCGACATCGCGAAGCTTGATCGAACCGTGCCGCCCGGTGTGGCGCCGTCCGGGCGGTCATGGTGGTCATGTCACTCCTCAGTGAGGTTGATGGACACGAGGTCCGGGTACTCCTCAGCCACCGCAAGGAGACCGAGGGTTGCGGTGCGGGTGATCGCGGTGACAGCAGCGCAGACGCGCCCCTCATCACCGACCTGGCCCGGCCCGCGTTCGTGGCCGGTGACCTCGATGTGCGTAACCCCTTCGCGGAGAAGCGCATGAATCGCGATCATCGGCGGCGGCGGATACCCATCGAGGCAAGCTCGTCGTTCACCTCGTCGTCCGACGCCTTCATGAAGTCCTTCGGGCGCGGCCCCGGCTGATTGCCTTGACTGGGATCCGGGGCGGGCTTCGGCGGGGCAGGCGGTGTAGCAGGCGCCGGGGCGGCCTTCTTCAGCAGCGGCTTCGCCTCGAGCAGATCGGCGACCGCCTTCTCGATGGCGTCCGTGTCGACGCCGCCGTCCGTCAGGTACACGTCGAGGTTCCGGGACAGCAGGTCGACGACGATGCTGGGGTCCGCAGCCTCGGCTGAATCGCAGCCGACCGCAGATCCGAAGACACTGCGCGGCGATTGGCCTTCAGCTCGCGCTCCGCCGCACGCTCTGCCGCGGCCTGAGCCTTCTCGAGCTCAGATTTCTTCGCGTCCTCGAACTCTTGAACCTTCTTCTCTGCTGCCTCGCGAGCGGCCTTGGCCTCTCGGGCCTCCCGCTCGGCGGCCTTGCGGGCCTCCCGCTCGGTGGTCAGAGCCTTCTGGCCGGCGTCCCCGAGGTTGCCGTCATCGGCAGGCTTTCGGGGCTCCGGGACCGGCTTGCTTTCCGGCTCCTTCGCGGGAGCTGGGGCCGCCAGCTTCGACCCGGCGGGATTGGGGACCGGTGTCGATTCGGGATCTCCGGTGGTCTCCGGGGCGGAGTCGGTGTCGTGTGCGGTCAGCTGCATCCGGATCGGATGCGACCTCAGCGCGCGGCTCTTGAGGTGGATCAGGGCGGTGGGGGCCATCGCGGCTCTCCTCGCATGGTGAACACCGGGCCGCATCGCGCGCACCCGGTTCGGTGAGGTGGTGCACCCGCCCGCACATCGCGTGCAGGCAGGGGAATCAGGCAGCGGGCAGGATCAGCCGGAATTGGGCGCCTCAGGGGCAGCAGGGGTTGCCGCGAGCCGGGCTCGCCGGGCATCCTCTTCGGCCTCCTGCGCGAGCTCAGCCTTCATTCGGGCCTGCTGCGCCGCCGAGTAGCGAGGTCATCCCACGCCTGCCGCTGCGAAATCGTCCGGTCGGCGCGCTTCTTGACCACGGCGTCCGCGGCCTGAGCACGGTCGGAGTGCCAGCGTCCCGCCACTTCGTTTCCATGGCCGACGCACCCTCAGGCAGACGCCCGTCGCGGATGAGCAGCGCGATCCTCAGCACCTGCTCGTAGGACTCACCGAACATCCGCTGCTTCCGCTCAACCCGCGTCACCAGCCGGGACTCACCGGAGCGAATCGCGTCAGCAGAGCTTGGATTGTCGGCCCGGGATCCCATGTAGTGCGCGGGCAGTCCAGCGATCGACGCCGTCAGATCCGCCAGCAGCCGGATCGTCTCGTGAAAGTTGCTGAGCTGCGCCTCGGGGAACTGGCCGAACTTCACGTCCTTGTCGCTGTTCGCCCACAGTCGGCCGATGATCCGAGACAGGGCCGATTTCTGATTGCCGGAGCGGTCAACGAAGTCAGATGCATCCACGCCCGTAGCCCAACGGCGAGGCAGAGCATGAAACTCGGCGCCCGACATCATGTCCGTGGCGATCTTGCACGCCGCATCCGACAACGGAAGGATCGGAGACAGCTCCGACATGCCCAAAGTCTTCGATGCGACCGAACCCCGCAGACTCGGTTCGCGGCGGCCAGAGCCAGTACGGGGTCGGTTGATCAGAGGAACGACGTTCACCACGCCGAGCTTGTGCTCGTCGTAGCCCGGCGAGTTGTGATCGTCGATCACCCAGCCACCCGGACGTGAGTTCGTCGCCGCGCGGTGTACGAGGTACGTCGTCGCGTTGCGCGTGTACAGGGTCACGTGACTCTCGTCCTGGCCCTGATCCCCGACGCCCGTCCACCACTTCGCCGCCGAAGACACCCGTCGCGTACGAGGATCCAGGATGCAGTGCATCGCCAGCGGCGACTCCACCGTGATCAGCGGAACCTCAACACCGACCCCGGACGACGGATCCAGGTCAGCCGCGGTCCGCTGCCCCACGATCATGAAGCTGCGGCGCATCACCAACGCATCAACCTGGGCCTGATGAGAGCTCAGGTCCAGGCCGTTGCCCTGCCAGATGCTCCACAGATCCTCGCTGTACGCGCCGTCGCCCAGCTGGAACCCGTCGACATTCAGGCGGTCCTCGACGCTGCTCGTCACCAGGTCCGGCCAATGCAGCACCACCTGCTGCAGACGGTCACCCAGCTCCATGATCAGCTCGGGGGCCATGTACGACAGCGGCTGTTCGCCGTTGTAATGGTCATCCAGCAGAGCCAACTCGAGCAGCTCATCCAAGTGAGCCGCGTCGAGCTGACGCACCAGAGGCATCGCATCGTCAAGAATTCGAGACTCGACCGGGAGAGTGACCAGCGACAACAGGCACCTCCGGTCACATCACGATGGTCTTCGACTTCCGAACCAGCTGCGTCGGTTTCCAGCCGGCAGCGAGCGCATCGGCCGGGCCTCATAAGCGAGCGCGGCACCGACCGTCGAGTCGATCTTCCGGTCCGAGTGCTCGTTCTCCTTACGGACCAGCCGCAGCTTGCCCCGCATCCGCACGTACGTGTTCCCGAAGTGCTCACTCATCAGCGAGTCACCCGAGTGCAGAACTTCTTCCTTGACCAGATCAGTGCGCAGGCGCTCAAGCGCCGCGGCCATCTGCACATCTCGCGAGGTCGCCCAGAGAATGACCCGCTTCTCGCCGAACTCCGAGGCGATCGACTCCAAGTCGGTGCGCCATTCGTGCGGGTCTCCGTACATGCGGACGATCTCGTAGCGACCAAAGGCCGCGCGCATCGCGCCGAGCACCTCGGACCGAGGAACCTCCCACCAGGCACCCTCAAGGCCTTCGGGCTTCTCCCAGATCCCGATCGGAAAGATGAACCCGTCCGACATGCGCGACCCGATCAGGACCGTCGAGTCGTCGTTCAGGCTGCCGTCAAACCCCACCGTGAGCGCGGTGCCCGGTTCTAGCGCCTCGAAACCAGGCTTCGGCTCTAGCAGGTCGGCCGACGGCGACACCCACAACGCGAGCGCCTGCCGCTCGATGATGTCCGTGCCCAGCCACACGTCCTTCCCCGACATTGGCCGGTTCAGGAAGTAGCGGACTGCAGTCGCGACATCCGGGCAGATCCGCGTGTCGTGCATGTCCCGGAACTTGCGGTCCATGTCGATCCGCGACGCCGCAGCACCATAAACCTGCCGCAGCTGGGCCTTCGTGTGCTTCTCGTCCTTGAGGTCGATGCGGCCCTTCGCCTCACGGTGATTCACGAACACCGCCGGCGAGAGCGTCTTCTTCCGCCAGGCCGTCAGGGTCGCCTCGAAAACCGACTGCTCACCAGGCTTGTAAGCGGTCGACGTCTGGTGAATCCACGGGTCCGCGTCGAAGCGCTTCCCGAGGTTACGGGCGATCGTCGCGTACATCTCGCGGAGCTCAGCCGTGACGTACAGGTGCGTCTCATCGAACACCACGTGCGACTCGAGGCCGCCGTCCTTCGACGCCGCACCCGAGGTCGAGGCCCTGATCTCACCACCGTGCGGCAAGTAGATCGCCGAAGCTGACTGGTACTGCCGGGTGCCCGTCGCGCCGGCATAGATCTCGGGGAAGTTGTCCTTACCCCACTCGCCCGCGATGAAAGCGATCGTCTTGAAAGTGTTCCCGGCCTGGCCTTCTTCCGTGGCCATGCACTTGATCAGCGGCGAGACCACGGGCCGGGCTACCGGCTGCCCCTCAGCGTTCCATCCGTCGAACCGCACCGGGAAAAAAAACGCCTCAGCGACCGCAACCCACGCGGCGATCTCCGACTTCGCCCGACCCTTAGGCCGAGACAAGACAGCCTCGTTGAACACCCGACGCCCCGTGAACGGGTCAATCCGGTAGCACTCGACGATATGGTCAGCCATCTCGTCGTCGACCTGCGCAGGCCGGCCCTGAATATCGCCCTCGCCGTGGCACATGAACGCCTCAATGGCGTCGATGACCTCGTAACCGACCGAGCAGGCATGCCCCTCGAACTGCGGCCCAGCCCAAGGCACCCGGACCTACCCGAGACTCAAGCGCCGCGAGCGCGAGCGCGATCCAGTGCAGTCACCGTCGCACGCCCAGACCCGGCACCCTTCGGCTGATGCGCGCCCCGAGGCGTACCGCGACGCTGAGGCACATTCCCAACCTCATCCGGCAGCCTCAACGCCGCCAGCAACTGCTTCAGCAAGTTCTGCTGCTGCCGCGCCTCACCCAACGCGCTCGACACCACCAACAGCAACGCGTCACCGTCATCACGCGGAAGCTCCACGCGCGCCACGTCTCCACATCGCCCGAAAGCAGCTCGTCGAGCTTCTCCAGGCGATCCGCGCAACGGCATGCCTCAAGCAGAATCTCAACCTCGGCCGGCTTGCCGCGCATGTCCACGCCACCCGTAACCGCCACCCACAGCGCGGCACCACGACGGCCCAGACGAGCCGGCACATCCATCAGGAAGCCAGCAGGAGCTTCAGTCATCACAACCCCCTCCGCGGCATCGCGCCACGAACGAGACCCGACAGGCATCGCGCCCACCAGGCAGACAGTTGAACAGGAAACATTTCAGGTGCTCTGGACCGCGAGCTACCTAGCCGACGGTGCCCCGAGGGGTGGGGGGAGTGGGGACATCCCCCTGGGTTCCTCGGGCGCCGGTCTGCGTTGGCGACCAGGGAGCGCGGGTTCAGTCCGGCGCCCGAGGAGTCTGAGTGTTATGCGGCGTTCCATCCGCCGGGTTGTGCGTGCCCGGTGTGGGATGAGTGGCATGGGTGGCAGAGCGGCCGTCCGTGTCGCGGGTCGTCGGGGTTGAGCTTGGAGTCGACGAGTTCGCGGCGGGAGAGCGGCCAGTGGTCGGCGACGGTGGCCTTTAGGGTGCAGGGTCCGACGTGCCTGTTGGTTGGTGCGGTGCAGCCTTCGCAGGCGCACATGCCGCCGTTCTTCTTCAGCACGGCGGCGCGGAAATCGTTGCGGTGTCTGCGTCCGTAGCCGCGTTGTGTGGCGTTGCCGCGGGCCATGTCTGCTGCGGCCTTGCAGTCGGGGCAGCGGCCGGATCCTTGGAAGACGTTGGGGCAGCCGGGCTTGGAGCAGACGGACCAGCGGGCCATGGTCAGACGGCTGGCTGCGAGTGCTGAAACAGCAGCAGCCCGACAGTGAGCATGGCGATCGAGAGCAGGCAACAGACGACGAATGCTTGCCCGCGTTCCATCAGGCCTTCCACGTGTAGTACGCGCCGATGATGGCGACAGCCCAGATGGGCGCGGAGATCAGCAGTCCCAGCACGAGGCCACGGAAGAACCGCGGCTCGCGAGACCGCGGATCGGCGTCCACTAGAGGATGTGCGTACCGGCGTCGGGGTCGTCGGTGGGCTCGGCGACGGTGACTTCGGGCACGAGCGATGCAGTGCCGTTGGATGCGGCTCCGGCGGACGCGACGGACGTGAGGAGCGACAGGACGGCACCACCGAGGCCGAAGCCGAGAGCGTCGACCCAGGGCACGGACCAGACGTCGATGGCGCCGGCTCCGAGCGCGAGGATGGTCGACTGGGCGGCGGTCTTGGCGGATCGCTCGGCGG